AAAACAGCCCCATCCGTATTAAAGTCAAAACGGTACGCAACTTTCCAGTTGACCGGATATTTGTTATTTACATCTTTCGGAACTATTTTGGTAAGGGATGCCCCATGCCAGGAATTGCCACTTCCATAGTCCTTTGTCGTCGCATAGCCTTCATTTGTACTCTCTTTTACATATTTAACAACACCATTCTGCAACCGCTCAGATGTAACCGGTGGGGTGATCCCCTGGTTTACTAACCACCCTTTATCTTCATATAAGTGGTCATCAAACAGCTTCACTGATTCCTCATAATGCTTTCCGTCTACCTCTTCCGGTTTCCCGATCTGGTAGAACCGGTCTCCCAGGGTAAACGCGATGTAGCCGTTATCTGACTTCATGCTGGCTTTGATGTTGATAGGAACCGACTTCGAACCATTATTTTGCAGTGTAATTTGCGTGGATCCGCTGTTTTCCGATTTCTTTTCTGCTACGCTATATTTATAAGGATCCGCACAATATATTGTATAACTTCCTGTCGTGCTAAGACGCCCCGGTTCCGGAGCGTCAAAGCTTGTCTTTGTACCAATAAAATATTTATCATCCTCATCAGCGAAAATAATCTTCATTTCCTCTTGGTCAAGGATCCTGCACAGCTCATTGAATTTATTACGGAAATCCTCTGGTGAACTGCTGAGAATCTGATAATGAACCGTGATCTCTCTGGGAGTATCTCGCTTATATTGGTATCTGGTTCCATTTTGGCTTCCAATCTGAATCTCCGTCACTTCGGATTCCAGCATCTCCCTGCCTTCTGTATATAAAGTACGGTAGCCCGGAAGATGGTCTTCAATATACTCTCCGTTCACGTTAATTGCCTCGGAGGGAAGGCCGTTTCCTGTTTGTGATTCTGTGATGTCTATAAAATCGTACATATGCCCTCCTTATCTGATTCCGTGTTTCCGGTTATTCTGCTTTTCCAGTTTTTCTAGCTCTTTTTGCGTATATACAGCGGTAGACTTTGCAACCTGTTTTCCGTCAAGTTCGGATATAACATAGATGGTATATGTATGATTTGGTTCTCCATACTCGTAGTCATCATTCAAAGTCAGGCCGTTAGTGCCTGCCAGAGATAAAGCTGGAGTGCCCATCTTCGGCATATACAAAAGCTCCGTAATAGCATTTCTTGTATCTTTGACTTTACTTAAGATTCCTAGCACCCATCCTTCTCCCCAGTAAGCACCATCTTTTTTTGATACTTTAGAAGGACTGTGAATTCTGGCTTTTGCCCGGATTGCCGCATCCGCCGCCGCTGCCAACTGCGCCGCTACACTACGCACTGTTCCAAGCATCGAACGCATACCATTTGCAAGTCCCTGTCCGATATAGCGACCACTGGAATACGATGAATTTCCTGCTGATCGTAAAGCAGATGAAATCGAACTTGATATGCTTCTCGCTGATGAAATCGCCTGATTTCCACCAGACCGAATTCCTGAATTGAATTGGTTCATTGCGTTATTAACAGTAGATGGCAATTTGTTTAGTCCAGATTTTACTCCATCATTAATATTATTTCCGATGTTTCGTCCTGCTGTTTTTGCCTTACTTTCTGCGTTGGAAAAGGACTTGATAAAAGAATTAATCGCTGATTTTGCTTTACTTCCCAACGCATCCAGTCCCTCGTTTACGATATTCAACGAACTCTTCATACTTGAAATCGAACTTTTAGCTGACTTCGCATTTTTCGCAATGGACTTCATGGATGAGTTGACTGCTTTCAGTGCAACAGACATTGCAGCAACCCCGACCGCTGCCGCCGTCATTCCAAGACCAAAGGCCGCAATTCCAACGGTTCCAGCCGCTGCCGCTACTCCAAGCGCAACAACCGACGTACTAAGTAAAAGTATTACTGCGCTTAGCGCTGTTGCAGCCGCCAGCATTGCTGTTAATGAGGCAACACTGGTCATAGCCCCTGTTGCGACCAACGGAAGTGCGGCACCTAGAATTGTTGCAGACGTAGCAACTAAAGTAAGTCCCGCACCAAGCAATGTCGCACCTGCTGCTAAAGCAAGTACCCCGGCTGAGACCACTACTACCGCCGCTCCAACCACTGTAAGGCCTGCACCTACTGCCACAAGCCCAACTCCTAACGCAACACTTGCAACACCAGCCGCAGCCGCACCTACTGAAAATGCCACCATAGCAGCACTAAGAGCTGCTATGGAAACCGCGCCCTGCGTTCCGTACTGTACAACTGTCGGAAGAACTGATGCTACAACTGCCAGTGCTGTACTCGCCAGCAATGCGCCTGTTCCAACAAGTGCGATTGCCGCACCAAAAGCAACAAATCCAACTGCTCCAGCCGTCAAGGATGGCCCTAACGCAGCCGCTCCTACTGCAAGTCCTGCAATAGCCGCAACCATCCCAACCATTACAGCAATCGCCAAAGGTCCTGCATTTGCCAAACTGATTGCAGAATTTGATAGTAATGAAAATCCTACACTTATCAATGCAAATCCAGCTCCAAGAGCAACAAACGACGCTGCAGAAGCCAGTATTTTTTGAGCGCTTAATGCACTCATATCTCCCACTGTTTTTTGAGATGTCCCAAGTCCAAGAAGTTTACTTGCCAATCCACTGATTCCCTGCGCTGCCAGTCCGGCCACAGCTTTTGTAAATCCGGCCATTCCAGGAGCAACGGCGCTTACTATCTTAAATCCTTTATATGCAACCAGTAACTTAGGTAGCTGTGTGATTAATTTTGCAATAATATCTGAATGCTCTTCTAAAAATCCAGCAAATGTAGTAAGTGCTCCTTTTGCTGAATTAATAACGTCAGAAAAATTTTGAATACTTTCTGTACTTCCAAATGCACCTGTCAGTTTTCCAAGCTCAGATGTAATAGAGGAAAGAGCATCTCCAAATGCTGATCCGACTTCACTTGCAGCGCTTGACAATACGTCCCAGTATGGCTTAATTTTATCCAAACCAGAAGTTAATTTTGCCGCAATTTTCTCTCCATCCAGTTCTCCAACTTTATCTACCAGCTTACTTATTGCTTTAATTCCAACGGCAGATAGCGTATCAAATGCAGGCTGAAGTTTGTTCGCCGCAGTTTCCGAAAGCCCATCCATTGCCTGACCCACTGTTTTATACTCGGTAGCAAGCTTGGTAAATGCGTCATTCGTTCCCACTGCTGATATCGCATCAAAAAAATCCTCGGTAGCCAATTTCCCGTTTTGTACATCTTTTATCAAAGACTGAGTAGACTTTCCCATTTGTTTTGCAACCGCTGAAATTCCAGCCGGGGTTTGTTCCAACATTAACTTGAAATCTTCCCAAGCTACAGTAGGTTTTGCCGCCATTTGTGTCGCCTGCTGGGAAAGCGTCTTCATAGCTTGAGTTGGGTTTTCTGCCGCTGCTGCCAGTCCTCCAAATCCTTTTACCAACTTTGTTGTATTCTTGGTTCCAACAGCTTCAAGCTGGGCAAATGTCGATGCCATATCCGATGAACTATAGATTGTAGCTTCCGCAAAGTCCTGAAGTTCCCCTTTTATGGATTTAATTTCGGCCGCTGTGTGTCCGTTCATTTCCATGTTGCCTTGAAAGGTTTTCCAAGCAGCTCCAGCACTATTTAGATCTCCAATTAAACCACTTACTCCACTGCTAACAACATCAAATGCTTTCTGTCCGGCAGCCATCATAACGCCGAATCCAATTCCGCTAGAAACCGTAGATTTTAAACTACCAATGCTTTCTCTGGCAGACCGCATTGCGGCAGAAAATCCTTTATCGGAGGCACTCAATATTGCTTTTACAGAAAATGTCTCTGCCATTTAGCGACCTCCTTTTCTTTTCAAAAAATCCCTTATACGATCAGCACCTTTTTCTCGTTCTTCCACACGTTGGATTTCTTTTTCATAATTGAAAAATTTAGAAAACCGCTTATATACCGGTTTTGTCTTTCCTTTACCAGCAGATCTTTGGGCCTGAACCGCAAAATTTAAAAATGCAAGTAAATGTAAATAATAATTGCGATCAACTGTTTTATATTCATAAGCTTTCACCAACATTTTGTATTCTGGAATCGTTAGCTTATCAACTTCGATTAGATTTTTAAAATCGAAATATCTAAAACAGTCAATCGCAATTTGTTCATAATCAATGCTACGAATGATTACTTCATCATATCTTCTACCGCTTTCAGCGTCTTCTCGGTAATGCACTTCGTAGCATTGGAACTCTTTAAAAAACCCATCACCTCTTCAAACAGATCATCAATATCTGTGTCCGGATCATCAATGAATTCTTCAATTAAAGCTTCTGTAAGACGTGGATTCTGCCCTTTATTTCCATAATAAAGAATCGTACAAATTGATTTCGGGTTTCCATCAATCAATCCACCGATAGCATACCGAAGTCCTGCATCTTCCACCTTCCCGTTTTCAGATTTAATCTGCACTGTTTTGTCGATATCTTTCAAGAATCCCATCCCAAAATTAAACTGATATACTTGTCCTTTAATCGTTAATTCTTTCATTTTATTATTCCTCCTGTACTGAATCTTTGAATAAATAGTTTGCTTCTTCCTGTTCCTCTGCGCTTACGGTAACTTCTCCACGTTTCCCAGATCCATTAATTCCAAATGTAAGAGAAATCTCCACATGCTCTTCTGCCGATGCCGTTTGTTCAAATTCAGTTATGTAACCTTGGAAATACATTCCTTTAAATTTATTTGATGAATATGTGGATCCCGGTTCATCAAGATTTGCTTCCCAAATCTCTATTAACTGGTCATTATCCATTGCATCTTCCAATTTTTTTACAATCTCGTCTCCTTTGGACAGAATCAGCGTAGTAGAAATTTCTACTTCTGCCGTACCAGGTGTCCGAATTGAACCGTCTTTTGTCGCCGTAGAATCCGCATCTTTACTTTTTGTTCGGCTATCTTCTGTTACAAATGGAATTCTTTTGCCTGCTGTAGTAGATGCCTCGGATGCGATTCTAAAAAGATATACAATTCTTTTTCCTTGAACCGCTTCGGCAAACGCCTGTAAGCTATAAAGAAATTTTTTCTTCATTTTCATTCCTCCATTTAATCAAAATAAAACTCCACGTTTAAAATCCCGTGGAGTAATGGTTGTGTTGTAGTTGTATCTGATAATATGCGTTGCTCTATATTTCGTACATCCCAATTAAAATTGGGGGTTCTTCTTATTGCTCTGCATATTCCTTTGATTTTGAGCAAAATTTGTGAAACATCTCCCCTTTTTTTTGGATTGTTGTTCCAAACATCAATCGTTTGGTATACGCTACCAAAAACGGCAGTTTTATTCCTGTCGTCAATTTGCTGATTATCTGCTAAATAAACAAATGGATATGGCGTATTATCAGGAGGGAGAAATCCATCATATACGTCATATCCATCTTCCTTTATCCTTTTAAATAATTCCGAAAAGATTTCTTGCTGTGGATCCATAATATTACCTCGTCAACTTATCCATATCTTTTCTAAATTGCACTTTCTGCTCATCGAAAGCAGGCTTTAGGTATGGCTGTGCTTGCATCTTTCTTGTTCCAAGTTCTACATAACCACCATAAAGTGTATGAGGCTCAACCTCTGCCGTCATTCCTTTGTCTTTTATCGCAAGCTCTATGCTTCTTTTTAATGTTCCAGTCGGTTTTACAAACTGTTTGCCTTTTCCTTTTACATATTCATAATGGCCTTTAAATTTTTCAGCATTTCTCTTTGCTTTTTTATTCATTTCCGATCCATTCAGTTTTACAGCATACTTTACGGCCTTCATATCCAGATTATTTTTAATTTTTAATTCTAAATCATCCAAACCAACTATTTTTATTTTTTTAGCCATTACTGCACCTCCGATACTACAAACGTATGCTTTATTCGGAGCTTTCGGCTACTGTCTACCGTATAGATGCGGTCTCCAACCCGTATGCGGTCGAATGGCTCTTTGTAGTGGTTCTGAAGCTGGATACAAAGGCTGCCCTGTCTGATTTCTCCGTAGATCAGACGCATAGTTTTTATGCTTGTATCCATAACCGAAGCATAACGCAAGGTTTCATCGACAGAATCTTCTCCATAATTTCCAGTATTCGGATCATATTCACCCGAAATAGTCTTTTGGAAATATACTGGTGTATCATACCTCATAAGAATCTCACCTTTCCCTTTGTCGCTTCTTTTTGAGCGTTCAGGTAGGATTGGATATCGTCCATATACGGCTCAAAATCGTTGCTTGCGAAAGAAAGGCTCTCTCCCTCAACTGAATGGGAAGAAAGCCCTTCTGATCCAATCCGGTTAAACCGCATGATGGAAACGTCCGTAACAATGTATTTCAGATCATCCGGCACATCCAGTCCACCTAAAAGTACTTTTAAACGCTTTGTAGTCGCCGCGATAATAATATTCAGCCTCGTATCCATCGTTTTATCATCCTCTGCGATTCCAAGAAGTTCTTTTACGTCCTCCAACATGCGTCCACCTCCTTAAGCCCATGTGACGTTTTTAAAATTAAAAGTGACAACAGGCGAATCATCTACTTCTACGGTAAAGGTATCTCCTCTGGAAACTCGCAGAATAATTTCCGGGTCAAACGCCATATCTTCTTTCCCTTCTCCTGCCACTCCATTCTTTTTCAGTGTCATTGTCGTTCCGGTCTTAGTAAGCTTAAACGGGAAATAATACCCGCTCTGCTCTTCTTTTTTACTGGAAAACTGTGTATATCCCGTTACTTTCTTAATGGTTCCTACTACGGATCCATCCGCAAGGACTTTCAAATCATTTCCAACTAATGAAGATACTCGCTTACCTAATAAGCTCTGACCGCCGGAATAAAGTATCATAATGTCAGAGCTAATTATTCCCCCGCAATGGTTCCTTTGAATACACCGTCTGCAAATTCCGGGAAGAATTTGACACAAGACATAATCAAAGTATCTACCGTTGCCGTAGAAGTAGCTGTGGAATGTGTCATACCGATCAATCCTGTCTCATCTGCGGTAAGGTTAAACGTACGGGCTACATCACCGGACATCGGGACATAGGCGCCTCTGATGTTTTCTTTCGCTGTTGCGATCGGCTGATTTGCTGTTACCTGTGGGGAAACAATCGCTGTACCAAGTCCAAGGAAGTTTTCAATATAAGTAAATCCAAAGGCAGTCTGCATTGTGATCTGTGCTGTACCAAGATAGTCCGCTACGTCCTGCTGATTAATGAAGAAGATCGGGGTTACATCCTCATCTTCATAATATTCCTGAAGTTTCGCCCAAAGGTTTGCAAGGACGATCTGTAAACTTGCCCCGCTTGCTGATCCAGTACCGGCTTTCAGCATGGTGTAAAGGGATGTTTTAACCGCTTTCTGCACCTTTTTGATGAGCTGATCGTCACTCTCATTAACTGCGATCGTACGTCCAACCTTCTGGATCGCTTCTGCGGTGGTAACTCTCCTGTATTTGTCCAGATCAAGAGTAATTGTCTGACCCAAAGCTCTTTTTACCTTTGTCGGTGTAATTACTTCTCCTTCTCCTACCTGCGATGCTAATTCCTCTACCGTCCATTTGTAAACCTTAATATCTGTTCCGGCAGACATCGGAATCAGGTTTGTAACACCGAGAAGATCCCTCAATTCTCTGATGTTCTGAGAAATTCGACTAGTAAAATCGATAGAAATGGCAGGCTCAAGGTCTGTAGATAAGCTTGCCCCTGTCTCTGCTGCAAATAACTGCAAATCATAAAGTTTCTTTTTCATGTAATCTTTTCATCCTTTCTTTATTTCTGGAACAAGTCCATGTGTTCGTTGATTAATTTCTGGCGTTCCAGTGGATCTTTCACTTTCATAATCTGTTCTTTCGTGATCGATTCCGGTTCCGATGTTTTCTTCGGTGGATTTCCTTTCAGTGCATCTTTCACAGCCTTTTCTACCGCAGACTGGAATGCTGTAATGAAGGAATCAACAGAGCTTTTTGTCTTTTCTGCATCGTCTGAAATCAGCATTTCAATAAGGTCATCGCTCACAGAGATATTCTTTTCTCCGAGCATCCCACGGGCTACTGTTGCCATCTTTCCGAGCGCGTCTTTCCGGAGCAGCTCCTGAACCTGTTTTTTAAGCTGTTCATTTTCATATTTTTCTTTCTGCTCTGCGTTCATCCCGGCAAGCTTTTCGGCTTCATCTTTTGCCTTAGACTGTTTCTTTTCCCATTCAGAAAACTTTTGTGCAAATTTCTGATTGATGATCCTGTCTACATCCTCATCCGTGTACTTCTTTTCCGGTTCGTTTTTTGGTTCTGTCGCTTTTGGATCTGCTCCTGCCGGATCCTGACCGCCTGCTGGGTCATTCCCTGCCGGATCTGTCCCTGCTGGATCCTCTGCAAACATCTGTAACGCCATAAATAATCTTTTTTTCATTGTTTCTACCTCCGTAATTTAAAGATTTCACGCCTATCTTCCGTAGCTTTTACCGGGGATCCACGCCTGCCCGTATTCCGTAGCTTTTCAAGTGTTCCACGCCTGCACAACCGTAGCTTTGAATGGTTCCACGCCTGCCATGTGTTACATAATCCGAACATGATCCGGAAATTCATTGGCGATATTACAAACGCCAAGAAAAAAGGAATCGACCAGAAGCTTTGATTCTTCTGATAGATCCCTGAAATGTATATCAGCCCATCCGGGCATGATTTCGTATTGAATTTTATCGTTTGTCAATGCTGTTATTGCATCGATTAGAGTAGTTACAAGTGCTGTCACGCCGGCGCACACAATGTCTTTTCCTGATGCTTCGTATTGTGCATGACCGGAAACAACAATCCTGTCCTTTCGGACTTCTACCGCAATCATAGGCATCCAACCTCCTGAAATGCTTTCAGCATCTTCGGAAACTGAATTGCAATCCAATCCGTAATTTCTTCTGACCGTCCCCATGCTTCAACATTTCCGCTGTTATTCCACAGACCGCTTTCATACAAAAATCCGTGAATAACCTCATGCCGAAGAACTTTTTTTGAATAAGATTTTAAATCCTTAATACTCATATCATCTTTTTCAAAAATACCGACAACAATCTCTTTAATAGAATGGTCAATATATCCATCAGCATTTTTAAGTTTCGGTTCGTCCTTTTCTTCTCGGAAAAACACTTTATATTCAGTTCCTAAAATATTTACTGTATCTTTCATCATTCCACCTCTTCGAGATCTTCGTCATCCATGTAAATGCAAATATCTTCAATGACATTCTTCTGTCCTACTATCATATATTCTCCAAACGTGTTTATAAAATCGTGAAGCTGAAATTTTGTAAACCCGTCTTTGTCTATCTGTGGCATTCTTGGTTTTAAGGCTTCTCCTCCATTTGAAAGTATCCTTTTGTTGACTTCATCATATTGGCGGTAAAATATTTCCGCTCCAAATGGTGTTAGTTTTACCTTTATCTCACTATTTAGATTTATTTTTTTCATTTGCCACTCCTCTTTCTTAAAAATGGGTATAAAAATACCACCGGCCATTTCTGACTGGTGGTATCTATAACTTTTTCTCAATTTGATCCGGCCATACCGTATCTGTTACTATCTTTCCATCCTTTTTATTAATGTCCATCTCATACGCTGCTCCATCATCAAAAATTTCAACGATAAATGCCGTTTCTCCGGTCTTTAGCAGAACCTTATCAAACATTTGTAGTTCCATAGCATCACTCCCTATCTACATAAACAGATGTCAACCGTATTTCTCCCGTATTCTTATCATCAATCCATGCTGTTAATACCTTTGCCGTCTTACCGTTAGGACCTACTATATCCATGATAACCTCATAGCGCTTTCCCCATCCATTATCCGGCTTTTCTTTTGCATTGTATTTTGATATCTTATCGTATATTTGACTGATCAATTCGTCAGCATTATCTACCGTATATCCAAGAGCTTTTTCAAACGCTTTTGCTTTATCTGGATCTTTATCAGGATTCAACGCATACTGTGTAAATTTAGCTTTGGGTATAACAGCTTCTTTATATCTTGGTAATTTCATTATATCAGAATCATTTACCTTTTCAACGGATTTTTTCTTCTTTTTCAGCTTATTCCACTCTTCCGTGGTGCCGCCTTTGTCCAGAAAATCCAACCAGTTTTCAAAGGCTTTTCTGTCCATATACGGGGCATCAGCGCACCTGCAATTTGGATGCATCGGAGCCGCATTTGTCCCCGGAAGCATATCCTTTACCCTAAAATGCTTTCCATCAAGCGCTCTACAGATCGGGCACGCTGTTCCCTCTGCCATGAACTCGTATTCTTCAAACCCATTTTCCTCCATTGACCGCTTTGATGCTTCGGATTGTACTCTTGCCATTTCTGTTCGCATCAATCGCTCAGCGTTATACTGACTTACTCCAAACCTCTCTTTCAAGTGTCGAGCCAATACACGAGGATTCTGCCCCTGTATAAGACCGGTCTGTAGCAATTTGTCCAGCTCTGATTTTAGCATCCCTTGATACATCCAGATCCGGTCGGAGAACGTAGCATTTTTAAATGATGCATTGACAATCACTTCCGCCGCTTTTCGGGGATCTGATACACTTTTACCTAGAATCCCAGCTTTCCGTTCGAATTCATCCAACGTCCGTTTAGTGAGTATCTCATCATAATATTTCTGCAATTCATCAAATCCAGACACCATTTCAAGACCGATTCTAGCTTTCAGCATTTCCAGTCTGTTTATCTTCATAGTCAAGTTATAGAGTCTCATTTCCGTATTTGCCTGCTCTGAGAAATTCTTCTCTTTTACATACTTCTTCGCCTTACGCTCATACTCTTCCATGTCAATCTTTGCAACACGCTTTTTTGCTTCTGCCATTGTGATGCCTTCCTTTGTGGCGTAACGGCTGTAAAATCCATTGATCTCTTTGTCGATCTCATCAATCATGTTCTGATAGATTTTCTCAACTTCTTTATCGTACTGTTTTTCCTCACGCTTATTCTTGTTCCGGTTCCTCGTTTCCCGTATCGCCCAATACGTTCTGCTGTTCACCGTTTACACCCCCAAACGTCATTTGCATGACTCTATCTCTTGCATCATCCTTCTGTGCGTTCTCCTCTTCTTCTATGCGGTCAAGTTCATCCTGTACATTTTCCACCACAGAAAGAACGGAAAGCTGTGTTTCCTTTGATACGATCCCTTCTAACTTGGATGCAATGTCTGTCTCTTCTGCTAAGTTAGCCGGGAAATTCAGAGTAAACTTGTAGTCGTTATTAATCCAAGCATCTCTGGAAATTCCCTTTACAGTGGATGCCGGATTGCTAAAGATCAGTCTATACCGTCTCTGCATTCCGCTTCTGAATTTTCTTTCCTTTGTCTTTGCAAGGTTGCTCATGGCCTGCATCTTATACTTCATTGCGATTCCAGAGGATGTACCAAAATTCTCATCACTGATATTTGCCACCATGCTGATCTGATAAATAAGCCGTTCCAGACGATCTAAAAGATGTTCTTGAGTCTCGTCCCCGTTTGGCTTCTGGAGAAAATCAACCTCTACCCCGTTTACATCTCCGTCGAAGTTAATAACCCTATCATCTCGTATATGCTGCACATCTTCTTTTTCAAGCCGTTGTCCAAGTACTTTTAAATACGCATCAGCAAAATAATCTACATCATTCGCCTTTTCTGACAATGCTTTGTTATAAGCATCTATCATCGACATTGCGCCTTCAAATATTCCGACTCGCTCATCGTTTTCGATAAACTCTGTTGCTGGAACTCCTTCAAAGTGATGCGCCTTGGCTTCTCCATCCCAACGATACGATCCATCCTGTACAAAGTGCTGCACGATGCTACCATCCGACCAGCTTCCACGCTCTACGTTATCAGCGTCAAGATAATACCGGACAAAATAAAGCGGTCTCTCTAATATACTGTCATCGTATATGAAAAAGGCTTCAAGCGGTGTAAGATACGTGATGCCGATGTTTCCTTCGGTGTCGTTGTAATACATCTCATACCCTTTTCCGTAGATACTGCATATCTTTGAAAGCTCTGCATTGTTATCATCCTGATCGTTATATTGATCCAGGAAGTCAATGTAGTTCGATACCACTTCGTCCGTGTTTGTTGTCTTAATCGGAATCCCAATAAAGAACCCATTCATGGTGTCCGTGATGTATTTTGCAAAATTGACGGATATCCTGTTGTCCGGCTTATATGCAGCTTTTTTAAGAAGATGAAAGATTTCGTAATCATTCACATATGCGTCATGTAATTTCTGGTATCTTTTTATCACTTCCTGCTTATGCTTTCCGATATATTCTGACAATATTTCCGGTGTCATTCCTGTCCCTGCTGCTACCCGAAACATGCTATATCCCTCCTATTACTCTGTTATAATGTGTCCCAGAGAAGTCTCTTTCTATGCTGTACTCAAACGCATCAAGCGTATCGATGTCAGTACTTCCGTCATCAAGCCTTTCTTCTTCCATTGACTTGCTATTATATACCGCTTCTTGCAATGCTTTTGACAGCGTTTCACAATCCTCTGTAATTGAAAAAAGTCCGGCTCCCATGAGCTGGACTGTGTATTCTATACGGTCATTAATTTTCTTTTTTACTGCTGGCCTTACATGCAAGTACGGGAATTTCTTTTCACATGCGTTTTTTATGCTCTGGCCGAGGACTGTCTCTGCGTTGTCGTAGTATGCATTAGACGGCTTCCCGTATTTCTTTATAACATCTTCTACAAATTCCAAAAAAAGTTCGGACAGAAGATTTGCATCAACCCCTTGCCTAAAGTCTTTTTTCATATGCTTTCTGCTCATTACCGGCTGTTTTCTTCCGTCAGAGTACTTTGCAGTAGCCACAAACGCATGACCGGATCCGTTCCCTCCGAAGTCAATCCCTATATCTATACGAGAGATATGCTCTTTATCTGCACTCTTCACAAATCCATCTGGATTATCTGCAAATTTAATGTAGATCGCGCCCTCTGCGCGTTTCCATTTCCCTAAAATGTATCTGTCGTAGTAGACAGTGCCTGCATACTCTTTTTTCAGGTTCTCGACAAATGTAAAATCGAGCGTTGGGTTGTCATCTATACAGTAACTTTGACAATATATATCTGCATCAGAATCGATAAACTCTTTGATCCAGTGAGTAGGATATTCTGGGTTAAGAGTCCCGTCGAACTTGCTGTACGGCTTATCAAGACGAGATTTTAGCATGGTGAATACTTCTCGATTCCAAGTTGCAACCTCATCTCCATAGCAGTATTTGATGCTTGCACCACGGATCTGATTAACCCTTGTCACCTTGTCGGCTCCAAGGCAAAAGCATTTCTGCCCAAACAAATAAGCCGTGTTATCAGACTTAATGTCAGTAACAAGGCTTGTCCCATACATATTTTGCAAAGGTTCTATGATGTTTCTTTGCAGGGTTCCCTTTGTGTTTCCCAATATAACGGTAAGCCCATCCTTGTCGATGACTTTCCGTATGCGCTTTGGAATCACAAAATAATCAAGATAAGTCTTTCCGCTTCTTGTCGCTCCCTGTTTGATGTTCCAGCGATGATTTGCATTGTCAAGATATTCTCTCTGTTTTTTCGTAAATGGCATTAGATCACGCCCCCGATCTTATCCAGCAAATTGTCAAGCTTATCAAGAGCATCTTTCTTTCCTTCATCCGATCTTTCAAACCGTTTCATCAGCTCTTTTCCAGCAGCGATCCTGTCTGACAGAGCTGCATCCATGTCAAACTGATCTTTTACCTCTCCGCGGAGGACATCGGAGTAGAATTGCATAACCTCTTTTACATCAGCGATCCGGGAATCATCAATCTGTTTCTGGCGTTCTGCTATATATTCAAGAACATTAGGTTTTTTAAGGTTTTCATTCCCTATTACTGCGGCTGTTTTCCCTGAATATCCCGCTTTCTTTGCTGCTTCTGTAACGTTTCCGCATATCAAGTATTCATCCGCAAAGGCTTTCTGCTTTGGTGTGAGTTTCATTTACCCACCGTCCTTATGTAATTTTGTATTCCATTCACGCGCCGCTTCTTCTTCTGTATCAAAACTTCCAGTTCTTAAAGAACTCATAAATTTCTGGCACGTATGATGCACATAATATCCTCTGAAATTTGTATCTTTACAGTATGTTTCAATAATATGTGCTTCTTTCCCACAAAAGGGACAAAGTTTTAATTTAATTTCACTCATTCTCTCACCGCCTGCCATATATCATTTAAACAGTTCACAATTTCTATCTGTGAAGCACTCCGCAGTATTTCGTAGTCTTTCTCTTTCCACTCATCATTTTGAGTTTTCTGCAATACTCGTGTACTAAGTATGTATATCGTTATCATGCGATTCTGCTCTGCACTGTAAAATTGCGTTGTGCCTACCTTGATTACTAGCCCCTTTTGCAAGATCGCCTTTTGTAGCTTTCTCATAATCTGTCCTAATTTCATATTTGTTAATCCTTTACATAAAAGACCGGTGCTCTACAATACGCAAAGCATCGGTCTTAAAATTTACATGCGGACTGATTTATTAGGGGGAGAAAACAAATTGAAACCATTGAATCACATACAAACTAAAGGAGCTTGTCCACATGTATAAACCGTGCGGAGGGAGTCGAACCCTCCGTTGTCCTGTCGCGGTGTCTGTCGAGGGGTAAGTGAAATTTCCGGAGATGGAACACCCAGAATCGAACTGGGGACTTACTGTACATAAAGCAGGTGCTCTACCAACTGAGCTATGTTCCTATCAGAACCTTATGCGCCGTTCCAAGCGGATGGTTTTGTTTTTACGCCTTTTCGCCATTCCATCAAGAGCTCTCGGCGTACATTGATTATCCGGCTCAATGTAATAAGCCAAGAACACACAACTTAGTTTGTAACATCGACACGAATATTTGAATTATCGTTTTTTTGGCGTTGTGTGCGTATCCCCATATAAAACCACATGTCCGTTTTAGGCTCCTATTACTTCCGGGGATTTTCCAGAATTGAGTGCTTACTACTCCTTAACTCCCGTGGCCTTGATCTCTGGAAAAGTTTTTTATCAAGACATTCTAGTAGGTTGATCCGTCTTGATTAATTGGGAAAGCAGGTCAGAAAGGATTTGAACCCTTATCTGCCAGATTTGGATTCTGGCGTTCTGCCCTTTGAACTACTGACCTTTGTATGGCTTATATGGGATTAAGCCACATCCTTTTGAAGCTTATATATACCGAATATTTAAACTTTGTCCATGTTATCATTATACCATACGTTATATAGCAAGTCAATCAACTATAACATGTTTTAAAGCTTTTCCGTGAACTCTGAATATTTTATATAATGGTCTAATACCAGTAACATCCATAATCTGATTCCACGAAAGCAATTTTATATATCTTAAGAAAAGAACAGTCCTTTCCTCTTCTTTTGCAAGTGCTTTTATTGTATTTTCAATTTGTTTTTTCCTTTTCACTCTTTCATATCTGGCCTTTACTATCTTTCTTTCCATCTCATCTACTTTCGCAACATATCCAGAAAGGTCGGCTTTATTAGAAGCATGTGGCATACCATCAGAGATAATGGGAGGATATATTTTAGACATTTTTAGCTCCAAATATCTATTTTTCATTTCCTCCATATTCTCTACAGAATACTTGTAACCGTTTAAATACTCTTTCTTTTTCTCCGTTTCTGTTTTTTCCACCTTTAATTCCTATACTCCTTTCCCGTTCTTTTATCTTTTACGGCAACAATTTCAAATCCTAATAAGCTCGCTATCTGATTCAGATGATACAGTGCTGTTCTCGTATGATACGGAAGGCGCCCCATATTCCTGATTGCGTATTCTGCTGTATGATCTTGATATCCTTCATGGTTCAAAAAACTCACCCCACACACGGTATTCTTAATTATATTTTACCGCATGTGGGGTGGTGTCGTTGTACCCATATTTATTCAGTTTTCATTTCTTTCAATGCTTTCTCGGCTTCTTGCCTGGTGAGAAATTTATAATAGGATTTCTCATTTTCTCTCCATTTCTTTTATTTTGTTCTGTTCTTTTTCCAAATGTCAAACTTCTTATCAATACGAGGAATTAGAATGTATTTTGTAAAAGGAAATGCACTAAATATAACCATTCCTAGACATATAAGCCCGATCGGATTTAAAAGTGAAAAAATCAAACCAACTATAATAGGGATAAAATAATCTTTCAAAGTAAGGGAAACGACGTAATCCGTTATTTTATAGTCCTTTTCCCCGCATTTCGGACATTTCTTTAAATATTCCACTATTTCACCTCACACAATCTGTTTCCCATTCAACAGCATATACCTGTTATACGTCTCTATCGTCTTTCGCCGGTATCCCTGGAAATCTTTCCGCTGCATCTGTATATTTCCCATCCTGTCATATCCAAGCCCAGTTGTAAGATTTAAGAAAAGATATGGTGCAATCTCCGGGTAGACTTCCTGCGCCGCCTGAAGAATCAGTCTCTGATCGTAGTCCCTGGCTTTCCGGCAGTATGCAACGATCCGTCTCCCATCTTCGTATGTCAGTCCATAATCCTTAAGGTATGTATCCCTTGTGCTCATTTTTATCACTGGTCCTTTCCCTTAAGTAACTCAGTACATCCATATGCCGTCTCATATACCTTTTGTTCTTCCGATTCCTGAGTACCTTTGATCTGTTTCGTTTATGAGTTACCTTTATCATTTATTTTCCTCCTGTATTTTCTTGTATGGATCTGGAAGAGGGCACCAAGCTGTAACATTTTCAATCTCGCAATACGTATTACTAAATTCCCTCCATTTTTTATCATTCCAAAGATCATACACTGCTATATCAATATCCCAATAATCTATATTGTCGATAAACACAAGATATTTTTTGTATGAGTTATTTATTTTTTCATCAGGTGTCCTTTCCGGCATCCTTTCCTCCACCGGAATCCAGCCGTCAGTCATGTGCTTGCGGATGATTTTTTCAACATCTTCTATCGTAATGAGCGGTTTCGTATAACTTGAAAACTGTATTTTTTCAAGATGTTCTATTTCTTCCAGAATCTTTTCTAGTTCCTGCATTTTTATTCTCCTTTCGAATCAAAGAATGCACAAATCCATATTTTATTCCTCCGGCATTTCAAAATAATTTTCTTTGCAACATGCTATTTCTGAAAACACTTCCCTTGCTCTATCAAGGCTTTTGTATTTACCAAGTTTATGTTTTTTTCTCCTGTCTTTGATGTCATTACACTTTAAAACACACACGTCCATTTCTAAGTTTCTTGCTTCATAAATGTTTCCGTCCTGAGCTTTTATTTTCATTTTTCCCTCCTGTATTTACATTCTCCTTTGTTCCTTTCCGATCCATCATCCATACAAATGAATTTAACTTTGCGTTCAACTGTGTTAATTCAATATATTTATGCGGATCTTTTTCTTCAAAATTATCTTCCATTTCCGATATTCTTTCGGAAGTCAGAAAAGACAAAATACATAGTTCATTATTGCTGAATGGAAATTCCCCTTTCCGGGCGGTATGGATCTGGTGCCTCTATTATTTTCCATCCCCTTATCAAATTTGATGATGGATAAAATATCTGAGGATATTGGTCTACCCAAAATTCCGCAAAATCTCCTGTAGTTCCATCTTCATTGTCAGCTTCAACCCACTTGCAATTTGCAAGTAAAGTCGAATAATTACCTCTGTAGCCATAAGTAATCCAAAATTTTATACAACCTGTTTGATTCTTTTCACATTCCTCTTTTGTTGGCATCCGCTCCTCCACCGGAATCCAGCCGTCATTCTTTCCATCTTTATATCCTATCTGATACCATTTTCTCCGGCTGCATTTCTCGCACAAATTATTGTTATCCATGTGCTTGCGAATAATACGCTCTACTGCTCCTGTAGAAACGCACATGGCTCCATACCCGCTCATTGTCTGCATAAAAATCGCCGCCTCTTTTATCTCTTCCAGAATCTTCTCTAATTCATGCATAAACTTACCTCTCTAATGCTTAAATTCATCTTTTGGAAACATAGATTCAATATCTATGCAATGTCCTATTGCTTTGCATAAATCAATACAAGCATAATTTTCTTGCATATTTGCGTCAAAGCCACCATCATCAAAAATACTGTCCCCAAATATATTTTTGAGTTTATCAACAAAGTATTGCAAGTATGCGTAATGAACCCAAACGCAAAATTGCTCTTCATTTATCCAACCGAGTTCATCGCAAACGCAATCATCATAAACATTTATTTTTGTTAGACACAGTTTATAAAGTTCTAATTCCCGCATGTCAGTCCTCCTATCTCTCCTTTTATTCAAAATCAATATTTTCTGCCAAACATAAACTCAACAAATATATAAGCTCATGTTCCCCATTTGTGCTTGCTTCTTCGTCCAATTTTTTAAGTATATTTAAAATACTATCTATAAAATCCATTCTTATTTTATCATCTTTTAAACTCTCTAATTCCTGCATGTCAGTTCATCCAACCTCCTTCTCACTTCTTCCGGTCCGCAATAAAAGATTAGTTCATCCAGTATAGTGTCAAGAAAATATACTGGCGTTTCTTTCTCCGGATCCTCCCACTCGTCTGCGGAACAGTCAAATACTATTGCGAATTTGTACCCCTGCCCGCCGTATCTCCTGTATAATTCTTCATGTATTTTCTGTGGGTTTGCATCCTTTCCCTTTATCCATATGGGATAGTTTCCAAATCTGTCAGTCTTTTCATCTTCGAATATGTGCATGTCAGTCCTCCTTTTCCCACCATCTCTGTCCGCATTCATCGCAGAACCGGTTCCACGGAACTGCCTTGCTACCACATATCGGGCATACCATTCCATCTTCCGTTTGCACGGGTTTCTTCGCCGTATCCCGCTCCTTCAGCTCCATGATCTGTTCCGGTGTAAGTTCGGTGTCCTCGTATTTCTTTAACGCCCAGTAAATAGTCATTGCTTCTTTCCGTACTTCTCGGGCGTCAATGATGGCTCTTCTTAATCCGCCGTCTATCTTTTCATCTGGTACTGTTAATCTCTCCATCTCTGATCTCCTTAATCCTCGAATAAGCCACCGCAGACAGCCTATCCACAGCAAAATTTAGCTGACATACAATCTCTTCGACATCCGTCGAGACAGATATTCTGTTTATGTTTCCCCGCAGCGTATCAAGGATCTGCCTCTTTTCTTCGTTCGTATATGGTCTGTTTAATAATTTCGCCATCTCTGGTCTCCTGGTTTAAACCCTTTTTAGTTTCTGTTGTTCTTCCAATATATATCAGATAACATTTTGGAAATAATTTCCTTCGCCGTATTCCACCCTAAGCAGAAATCATCGTTGACACTTTCTATAAAATCATCATCATATTCAAATTTCTGCATAATTTCCTTAATTTTTCTTACATCTCTTTTAGCTGTTCCTTTTAAGTATCCAGGGAAATTATGTAGTACATCGAGATATACCGGATATCCTATTTTCTTAGAATCACTCATTGCTCAATCCACGCCTTTGTCAACAATCTCAATGGCTCTTATATATGCATTCATTTCTCCAATGGCATGTTCGAATACATATCCCCATTTTCGTTCAATATTGAAATAAGTTTTTGCATAATAGAATTTGCACTAATCAGCTTGTCCATACTGCGCCTCCATATTGAAGCATCAACCTTCTGTACTCGCTTAGTGTAATTTCCCTCACGTCATCACTCTTAAAATACCACTCAACCGATTTCACTCTATTTGCGACGGACGAAAAATCATCTGCAAAATACAGAGATACTACCTTTTTCTGGTCATGGATGTCAAAATAGTGTTTCATAGTTGGTCTCCTTTCTATAATCCCGCTTACCAACTCAATAATCTCATCCAGATGAATTTTAATCTCATATATTCCGCATGAATGTCCCTTATCGTAAGCATACGCCCATATCTCTTTTGCGGATTCCTTATCCAAATCACAGCCTACTTCATCCTGGATGAACAAATAAATATCTTCCATAATGCTGTCTCGCATTTTATTCTTCTTGGTATTAAGTTCGGCTACTGCTTTTTCATAATTCCGATTATTAAGTTCGACTTGCTCTCGGTTCCATTTCACGGACTGGTTTTCATCTGTTACCCAGTCTTTCGAGAGTTTAGAAAAATTAGGCTTGCAAGACATTCTCTGTATCGCTTTAAATCCTCTCTGGATTTCATCCCAATCTTTTACAACAGTTTTACTCAAACTTCATCCCCTCCAATTTCTCGATCTGCGCTATCTAAAAACTGTATATTACTTGCAAGAGGCATCACAATTTCTCCGTTTGAAAGTTCAACGATTGCTACAGAATAATTACCTACCCCGTAATCATTAATTTCTTCGTAATCTACTCCCCATTGGTGAAACAGTCCTTCTTCAAAACCATGTGTTTCATACATTCTTTTTTCTTTGTTGTATGTTGCGTATGTCCCTTTACACTTTCTCATCAATCCACACCGCCTTTCTCGACAATCTCTGCTCATTCACATCACCTTTTCTTTCCGTTTTTATCTACGTTCAATTTACAATATCCATATTTGCACCCCTGAATCATACTTATTTTCCCTCCGTAAAATGATGTTATCATTGGTCGTGATTTATGATATTTGCACCTATGATTTTTGCACTCCATGATTATCCCTTCTCGAAAAATTCTTCCCGTTCCCTCAGACGTTTTCCGTCCGGGCTTTCCTGTGACTTTTGTGGAATAACACCAGAATGTAAAATTTCAATCGCACGATTTTTCTTAATATATCTCCCATACACTGGATATTCGTTTACAACAAGTTCTATCTCGTTTTTCAACGCCTTGGAAACTGCTTCCAAGTCATATGCAGTCGGCGCACACATAGCTGCGATTCTCACAGGGTCATTTTCTACTCTGTCCTTTATCAGTTCGTCAGCGTCAATCAGTCTCATTCTTCCTCCCCCCAATCTATAGGTCGTCCACAATTTCGGCAAAATTTTTCTCCGTCTCACAGCGTGTCAAGATCTCTATAGCAAGTGTTAAATTGTCCATTAATTCTTCTCCTTTCTCACAAGCTCATTTACTATCTTTCTTTTTGCGTCCTCTATCAGCTTGATTCCTGCATTTCTGTCATATTGACTACCTTATTCATCATCTGAAAACCTGTATTCCATAAGATCCGCAAGCATCAAATACTCTTTTGCTTTCTTGCTATCTCCATGTGTTTCCTTTACTTTTTTCCGAAATTCCGCAAGCGTGCCGTAAAAGCACCCACATTTTACGCCTACTTCTCCGGTCTTTTCCCTAAAAAATGTAGTAACACGGTAGACAGATCCAAAACCTTGCGCTGTTGCATAATCCGCATTGCCGGACACCTTAGCATTGCCGGACACCTCAGCATTGCCGGACACCCATGTATTGCCGGACACCTTAGCATTGCCGGACACCTCAGCATTGCCGGACACCTCAGCATTGCCGGACACCCATGTATTGCCGGACACCCATGCATTGCCGGACACCTTAGCATTGCCGGACACCTTAGCATTGCCGGACACCTTAGCATTGCCGGACACCCATGTATTGCCGGACACCTTAGCATTGCCGGACACCCATGTATTGCCGGACACCTTAGCATTGCCGGACACCTCAGCATTGCCGGACACCCATGCATTGCCTTCTTGTGACAGATTTTCTTCTTTCTCGATGTATCCACCTAAATCTCCAATTTTTACGTTACCAAAGCTCACAAGTGCTTTGATTCTGAATAATTTCCGTCCTAATACCATCTTTGTATCTGTTGTTAATTCATATTTTTTCATTTCCTTACCTCACTTCCTAATAACTGACGTTCCAAGTCGTCCATATTGTAATTACGTTCCTGGAAATTGTTAAAATCCGTTTTCTTTCCTATTCCCGGATTCTGTTGTAAATAGCTTTCAAACTTCGGTCCAAAAAGTGTAGTAGGTCGAAGATACCCGTCCATTTTTGTACCTTGCCATTCGGATGTTTTGTTATCGACTACCTTCTTAAAATCTTCTAATTTAGCTCCCTCACGAAATCGTTCCCGGATATGCTTTCTCGATTCTAATGATGTGCTCTTGTAACTCTTCCCTGTCTTTTGATTCAGATAGTCGATGACTTCCGTATATGGTATGTCCTGCTCTTCCTCCTGATGGACTACAGGCTCTTCTTTCTTCGGCCGTCCTCCCTTTCTCCCTGCCTCTGACCGTTTCTGGCAAACCTCATCGTACTTCTCCCAGTGCCGATCAACCTGTGCCCGGATAAATCCAAAAGCCATTTGGGTGACTCCATCCATTTTCGGTAATTCCATATCTCTAGCATATTGGAATAGTGCAGTAAAAAGGATTCCCCTCTGCTCCATACTCATGCTTTCGATCTGATCCAGGTATGATGTATAGAGTATAAAACTGTCTCTCACCATACATCACTCCGTCCAAAAATTCGTATTTCTTCCGGAATTGGAACAAAGATTCTACAATTAGCCAACGTTTTTATTGACGGTTTAATACATTCGATTGTTTCTTTAGACCGATTCAGTTCTTGTTTCGTCCATATTGCAAGGAGTCTTCTATCTTCCGTTAAGTTCATATCTGGAATGAAGTAGCCTTTTCCATCCTGTAAGTTGATGATCGGCATCTTCTTTTTCGCTTCATGGAGGGCGTCCCGCATTTCTCTGTCTGTCAGATTCAGAGCGTATGCAAGTTCTGATCTTTTAACCGGATGCCAACTCCCAACCGGTATTGCTTGTAACACTTCTTCCGTCCTCACGTATCCTCCTTTCTCCCTCCGGTTTCCCGGAGGGTCCACTTCGTTATGCGTGATGTTTACAAGTGACATGTGATATATTATTATTTAGCTGTTGACAATCTCTATTTCCACTTTGATGCTCGGCACCCCGGAAGTGTACTCAAATTCATGCGTTGTATTAGCGATGTGTTCTGGATCGTCATTCGGTATCACACCGGTTCTTTGCAAAGCATCTTCGATCACCTTGTCAGCGAATGAAAAGACGTTCATTCTATCTCTTTTATTTCCTTTTTTTGGCTCCTTGAATACATAGTGCAGGATAATTGGTTTGTCAGTTTTGAACCTCTTTAACCCAATTCTGATTGCATTACAGGCTATCATTTGATATTCCTGCTTCATCCTGTTTCCGGCTTTTGGATTTTTCCCTATTTCTTTTATGTATTCATTCAGTCCAGGGAAACAATGTCCTTTATAAAATTCTCCTCTGATCTCAAAAGTAGGATTTCCCATATCGTTCCCTGAATTCCTCCCTTGTGTGGTTCTGCTCATATATTGCCTGTCCCAACATTTTAGACAGCTTCATCCTCATTCCATCTGCATGCAGTTTTCTGTGACATTCTTGGCACAGAGGAATAAGCAGTCCATCCTCGGTACCTTGTTTTCGTTTCCCGCATCCACAAATCAAATGATGCCCCTCTATGTTATACGGTTTTCCGCACATCAAGCAGTATTCCACGTGTTCGGTAACTACCGTATCTCCTTTTTCCATTAAATCTCTCCTATCAGCATGTCCGGATAAATCGGATTCTTCAGTACTTTTGTTCTCTTACACCAGTCACACATTTCACACCGGATCGGATCGATTTCGCCATCCTTGAGAGCGATGATTTTCTTCACATTCATTTCCATTCCAGATAAGCAATCATCCATCCATTCCTGCGGTATCTGAATGATTTCGATATCTGGTTCTTTTTCCTTGCTTGCGGCGGCGATGAAAAACGGAAGTTTTTCTCCGGTATTGATCCTTACGATTTCCTGATAGACGGCAGCCTGAATGTCATATCCCCAGTACCGGACAAAATCCATGAGTCCAATGTCTCTCGCATAGTGCGCCTCCCTTAGAGATTTCATCACTTTCAGGTCCGTAATGCATATTCCAGGAAGATAGCTGTCAAGTTTCACTTTCCACTTTGCCCCGAACAATTCTCCTGTAAATATCTTCTGTTTTTCCCCGCTCATGAACTTCATAAACAGTTCGTCTTTTTCAATCCTGTTTATAATTTCCTCCGCCTTCCGGTACTCTACTTTCAGCGTCCCTGATTTTGTGAAAATTTCTGGGTGCTGTGCCTGAAATATGTTAAGCATTCCTTCGAAATGAGCATCTACATAACTCCCAACCAAGAGAGACGTTGTCGTTTCCATTTCGTAGTCTCCTCTAATTTTCGCCAGTGCCTGTTCCTCACATCCCAGTCTTCCGACAGATCCGCAGAAATCCTTGTACTGCGATACGCTCAAATATTCTTCATTTGCTTCTTTGCTATAATAATTTTCCTGTGTTAAAATCATTTGAAAATCGCCTCCGTTTCTTCTGATACTTTTTCTACGATATCAAAAGGATTTTCCGCTTCTTTTTTCGGCACAGTTTCAATATCTTCTGGTTCTCCTTCTACGCAGCATCCCATAATTTCATTTGGTAAATAAATCCTACAAAAGAACGCTGCCGCACGATACGCAAGCATTTGTTGCGGCATCGTCTGCCACTTAGATGTTTCTTTTCCGTATTTGTCCGGTTTAGAATACCATCCTTCGTCTTTTGCCATTTTTATTGTGATTTTCGTTCCGACCGCTTCTTCTCCTGTTTCCTTGTATGTAGCCTTTACATAACAGCCCCATTCATCCGTACTTTCTTCTCCAACATACACAACTCTTACATTTTTAAATTCTTTTGAGGCTTTAATCATACTCATACAAGCTTGTCCGGACCATACCGGTTTTCCTTTTACTACATAAAGATTTTGCATTACCATTACAGGAGACATACCGTTCCTGTTTGCCATATCAATCGCAAGCATGCAATCCTCCGGTTTTCCTTGGTAGTTTTGCGGAACAAGCTGCGATTTTGATATTCGTTGAGCCATCTTGTACAAATTATTAAAATTTTCTCCATTAGAAAATGGGGCCGAAACATCATATTTCATTTCTTGTTTCATTAATTCGTCCATAAATGTCCTCCCTTATAACTCGATCACTGTCAAATCTTCTTCATCTGTTGTCCTTGTTGCAATAAATTGCAGGCCCTTGTCCTTGCACTTTTTGTAAAGGCTCTCTCTCATTTTCGTGGACATTTTTTCCACTCCGTCAATCAAAACGATCTGCAGTCCGTTTGGCTTCTGGATTGCAACATCAATGCAAAGATCCAGTTTTTCTCCGTCTGAAAGATTGCTGATCGGAAGTCCATTGATAAGTGGGATTCCATCTTTTACAGTCAGTCCATTGATCGGGATAGTTGCTGTTTCAAGGATTTCCCCTGGAAGCATTCTCGCTTTTTCGATTTTTCTTGTGTACTCTTCTGATTCTTCAGTAAGTTCTGCAACTTCATCCTGTAGATCCAACATTCTCTTGTACTCATTCAGATAGGATTTCATCTTTTCTGTCTGCTGTGCCTGTTCCTGCAGTTCAGAGAAGTCAATCAGGTCTTTCTCTGCAATGTCTTTGTATTCTTCCATTGCGCTGTCATACTTCGCCACATTTGCCTCATACTCTTTTTTGATCACTGCTGACTTGTCCTCTTTTTTCTCTGCAAGTCCAGACATCCTAATTTCGTTTTCTCTCAGCTGTGCTTCAAGTCTTTCCTTCTCCTTTACAAGGCGTTCCTTTTCTGCAGCAAATTCTCTGTCCAGCGCTGAAAGCTTAATTTCTTTATCTGCTTCAAACGATCTAACCTTGTTATCTCTCTGCTCAACAAACCGTTTCGCCTTTTCGATATTCTCGTTCTCTTTCCTTGCCCTCTCGATTTTCTGGTACAGTTCTCCAAGGTTCTCGTTTTCCCATTTCTTTGCGTCATATCCTTCCGGGATCTCGCTTGCAATGTCCTCGATAAAGGATTTCTTATTTCGAATATCTCTGTTGACATCCTGACGGTTTCTGTAGTAATCTCCTTTTTCTGACTGAATGTCATTTAAGATCTGGAGGATATTCTGGTCATAAGATACCCAGTCAGGAATTTCTCCGAACCAGTCTCGAATTGTCTGTAGTGACCAATCATACTGGATCATGTCCAGAATAATCGCATTCTGTTCTTTCTCAGTCTTGTCCATAAACTCGACAGGCGAAAGCTGCAACGGTGTGAAAATGTCTTTCAGAAATGTTTCCGGACTGCCAACTTCATGCCCGTTCTGTTTCACGCTTTTATAATCTGCCTGATTTGTTCTCGCTTTTCTGTTGATTCTAAGTCCGCTGTCAGTCTCGATCAGAATCTCTCCCTCTGTCTCTCCATTCCTTACGATGTATCTACGATCAGATTTATTAGTCAGTGCGTATCTAATTGCGTCGATTACGGATGATTTCCCGACTCCGTTTTGCCCAGAAAGTTCTACACTTTTACCATCACCGTTATATTCTGATATACCGAAAAGATTTTTGATTTTAATTTTTGTAATCTTGCTCATTTGCAAATCCTCCTTAAATGCGCTATACTTAACTTGATCTTTTATCCGAGTGCATATATGGGATTGCCGTCCCTATGCACTCTTTTTCATGCCCTGCAACCGGTGTCTCCGGCGCAGTTCCCGCATCTTGAGATAATGCTTCTCCCGTTCTTTCACACAGTCATGTGTTATGTATGCTACTATCATCATGTCCAGTGCGATCCCGAACGCCATAAAAAACTCTGCCGTTGAGATAATGTTCTGGCTGTAACTGTCAGCGGATCCGGCCATCACCAATACGGCAACTCCCCCGACTACTGCACAGATGTCTTTCAAGATCCGGTATTTTCGTAGTTTTCTTCTATGCATCTCCCTCACCTACCTTTTGTTTTTCATATTCCATGCTTCTCGCTTCCAGATGCTCAACAGGTACATTCAGATCTTCCGCCGCTTTGTACGGATAGAACTCGTATGTCCTTTTCTTCTTTCCACTCACTACCCGACTGTATTGATTCATGCCCCTCTTTGCCTGTTCCCGGAACGCCTGCGGTGCTATCTGGAGTATGTAAGCTGCTTTTTGGGCATTTCTTATAATCGGTTCCACTTCTCCTCCTTTTCTCGTAGTCACGACATCGAGTATTCCTGTGAGCATCTAGGCATCGATTTCTTTTCGTGCAGTAAAAACATTCTCCAAAATACTGCATACTTTACTTTCTCCGGAAAATCCATGCAAAATTTGTTACCACAAGTACGGCAAATACTACTACGCTCGCTTTATACCACCGCTTTGCATGTTCTTTAATTTCTCCTATTACTCCTGCTCCCAAATACTCTTCTGTCTTTTTCCAATCTTTTTTCATCTGTTTTCCTCCAAATTTCAAACATTTGTTCGATTACCTATTGCTATTTGCAGGAAAACTTGGTATTATATTCCTGTAAATAGCTAGGTCGGTTAGCTAGTTACACAGCCTCGGTGGTGTGCCAGCACTCCGGGGCTATTTTTTATTTTTCTGTGAGTCTGTGATATCGCGCCATTTGAATCGTCCCTTTCCCGAGTTCCTCCACTGTCCGATTCCTCTCAGATCTCCGTAATCGAGCCATTCAATAACTGCCGCCATGTCCGAATCTACCATACACTGGATTGTAAATTCGATCGCTGATCCAGCCGGAACCGTCTCACTGCTGGAAAGAGCAATTCGTTCTCCCTGTGCTGTACTCGCTCGTAAAGGTCTCTGGCAAATACCGATTTCTCCTTCAAAGAGAAATGGGATTTGTCTTTCCTTCACGAAAATCAATCCATCGATCTCTTTCTTGTATGCTTTGATTGCGCTGGATGGTGTTCCCTTAACCTTCCTTAGCATCCCACAGGAATCTTTGAAGAATCCTTTAATCTGGTAGTCCCAAAGAAACGGCGTTCCATCATCCAGTCTCGGGAATACAGTCATTGATTTCTCGAATACTTCTTCCGCTCCAAGCGCTTCCACCTCTTCTTTCCGGCTCGGTGCGTCCGGGGCATTACTTGCAATGTACTTCTCATGGATCTCTGGATCCGAACTTGCAGTCCCGAGCACCTCCTCAAAAAATTCCAATCTTACTTTCATTTCTTTCATTTCACTTTTCTCCTTTCGACTTGTTTTTTCTACGCAATCAACGCCACGCTTTTCCTTTGCATATCTAATCCACGCTTTCTAGGCCACGCCTTTCCTTCGCATTTCAACGCCTTGCTCTGCCATTGCGCCTCTAAGCCAAGCATTTCCTTTGCCACGCCCTGCTTTACTTTGCCTTGGCACGGCCACGCTATTCCTTTGCATCGCTGGGATTGGCTGTTCCTTTGCATATCTAATCCACGCTTTCTAGGTCACGCTTTTCCTTTGCATTTCATCGCTTTACTTTGCCTTAGCAAATCATCTCTTGCACTTCAATGCTATTCTCTTCCATGCCTTGCCTTCCCTTCGCAGTTCTTCGCCAAGCCAAGCCGTTCTTTGCCTCTCCATTGCCATTCAACGCACAGCCATTCCCTGCCTTGCCGTTCCTTTGCACCTCAAAGGTTAGCTACGCTTTGCCATCGCAAAAACCAAATGCTTTTTTTGCTTTTTCTTTTTTATATTTTTCTTTTTACATAATCAATAACTATATGTCTTATATAATCTAAAGCTTTAGGTAT